ACAGAACTCCGTCCATGACTGCGAATTGAGTTTGTTTTGCTTCTCCCAGTTATCGCTGAATTCATCGAATGTGAGTTCGACTTTATTCCCTGCTATTTCAGCTTGGAGAACATAATCATTCCATGCTTCTTCTACCCTTGACTTTTTGAATAACTTGTCGAACTGAGAGCTAACGAACTTATCAGATACCGTATCAATCGCATTTAAGCCCATGTTCTGCATATCAGTCCAGAACTGTGATTGCTTTTTGTTTGCTTCGTCAATATCATCAGTATTGATTTTGACATCAAACCCAGTTTCTTTTTTGAGTTCTTTCCATGCTATTATTGTATCATTGATAACCAATAACTGATCGGTCAACTCAATGTTCTGTGCTTCTATCTCTGCCTTGACCCTTTTTTCCTCTGCAAACTTAGCCGCCGCTTGCTCCAATTCATACCATGCTTTTGACCCTTGATCCATGTTGTCAATCCAGTCTTTGTAGTAATCATCCATAGCTTTTTGCGTATTCTTGAAATCTTTTTGTGCTAGTTCCGCAGTCTGCTTATCCATCATTTGTAAAGTTTCAAGGCGTTTGATATTTATATCATATCCTTTTGTCATTTGAGCGGTTGGAAGAAACCCTTCCCCTATACCGGGCAATTCTGTTGGCTTTATGGCTGGTAATCCTGTTAGCTTTTCAACACCAAGAACTTTAGGTTTTAAGCCATATTTCCCGCCCTCAGTGCTTGCGTAAGCTGAAATCGGTACATTAAATGACGCAGATTTTGCGAGACTTTCTATACCAGCTCTATAAACTTCTATATAAGCATCAAATTCTGCCTTCAAGACATCAGCATTTTTTTCCGTTAATCTCAAAGCACCTTCAGTATAGGTGGCATTTTTCTTTATTATTTCTGCAAGTTCTGGTGGCACGGTACCAGGAAGTGCTTTCATGTATGCTTCGCTACGGGCAAGTTCTTCAGGTGTAGCTGGTTCTGTTTTTAGCGGCCCTCTTGCAAATCCAGGTTTTGGTAATAGACTACCTATAATACCCCCAATGGTAACGCCACCCAGCGCCGCTATCGTAACCGCACCAACCGTCATTGCGATAGTACCAAAAGTGCTTGCACCTATTGCCGCCCCCGCACCTGCCGCCAATGCCTGCGCACCCGCAATCCCTTTCAATACAGCGATAGCCTTCCCACCATGTTCCACGATAAGAGATAAAGCAAAAGCCATGCCGAGTAACCCTACTCCGCCGACTGTGAAAGTGCCAACAATATTTTTAGTGCCTTCTGGTAGCTTGTTGAATGAATCCATCATCTTAGTGGCAAAATCAAGAAAATTTTGTACTGTTGGCATGACTGTCTTGCCCAGCGCCGCTTCAAACTGCAAAAGGCTATCCCTAAAGTTGTCTATTGAATTCTGCGTTCCGCCGATGGCTTTGGGCATCTTCTCCATCTCAGTAGTTATCTTTGCCATGAAGTCTGCGGCGGTTATACCCATTTTTGCTAGCTTTTCAGGATCGGCAGTCTGAAAAGCATCTAACATCAGTTTTCGTATTTGTGGAAATGATTCGGCGATAATACGCAAATCGTCTGACATGAGCTTGCCTTTGCCGATCATCTGCTGAAATTGGATCGATACCCTGCCGAATTCCTCTGCACCACGACCTGACAATACCATTGCGTTTGAAAGGGATTTGATAAATTTATCCGTTTGCTCTACTGCTTGACCAAGTGATTTGAATTGTACCTCCGCCTGTACGATCTGTTGAATATTGAGTCCGGGAAGTTTAGCCATTTCCAGATATTTAGCCATTGCTATATTGGCCTTTTTCTGGCTTCCCTCGTTTGCTACCAGCATCTTGTTGAGGTTCTCCATCTTCAAAGACGCTTGGAATATGTCGTTCCCGAATTTGATTACCCCGATAGTGCCTATGATGGCTCCAACGCCGGATAAAGCCTTACTAGCGCGCAAAAACCCCGATTCCATCTTTTGTATTGACGGATCGAGGTTTTTCATCGTGCCATGTAGTTTGTCTATACTCCGATCTACACGCTTGACATCTTCATCACCTATCTTAACGTAGAACTCAGCTATTGGGCTTGTCATATTATCCTCGCTTCAATGGTGGCTTTATGCCATGCAATATCGCCTGTCTTTGCGTCTCCGCAAGTTCCCTCTCTTTGATCATTTCAACCGTCTCGTCCTCACCTAACTCCTCTTTTGCCTGATAATCCTCAACCAAAAAGCTAAACAAAACGTGCTTTATATCCCTTAGATAATACCTTATCCGTTCCAATGGCGATACCCATTGAATTTGTGAAATATAATTTTGTACTTGTATTTCTGTCATCTTATTAACATCTTTTCCCGGATAATGATGCTCTATAAGTGCATAAACCCTTCTCCATGTCAAGGGTTTCCAGCAGGCTCACCTGCCTTTGGCTTTGGGATAGATAAATCCATAATCAGCGTCATCAAGTCTTGTTGTTTGTTTATACCCTTTTCTTCATCAATTTCGAGATTAACAAGCCATTCCTTCATATCTTCTTTTGCCCATTTGTTCAGCTTCAATGCTGACCAAAAGAACTCAATAAAGATTTCATCACGTCCAAGTGATCGGAAAATGTCCTGACTCGTGATCGGCATTGCGCGCACTGATTGAAGTTCTTGCTGCCGAATGTCGAAATCCTCTAGCTTGTATGCGTCTGACATTAACAGACTGCGCAGTTTTGAAAACATAGAAGCCCAATCTTCTAAAAGGATCGGTTTGATGATCTTGCCTTCAAACTCACTATTCGCACCCGATATTTCTTCCAGACTGTCTTTCATATATCCCCCTTTTTATTGTGAAACTATAATCTCATCTTAGGATCACATTTTTAATTATAGTCTCACCAAATTACCAAGAAGTCGTTTTTAGTGTTGGCGTCAATACACCATTGCCTGCCACTGTGATGGATTCATTCACTAATGTATCAAGAGGTGCAGAAATCGGTATATCTGTCACTGTGGCATCGCCTGACCAATACACGGCAGGATCGGTTGCACTTGGCGATAGAGCAAATCTTTGAAATAGCCTTAAATGCAATTTCCTGCCAAGCCATGAATCACGCTCTGTTGACAACCAAAACCCATCGAATGTAGCAGACCAATCCTTTAGTGTCGTTTTATGTGTTCTAAATGGATAATTCTCAAAACAAGTGCTGTCAACTAACTCTATGCCATTTGATCCAGACCATTGCTTGAAACCCAAAACCTGATAACCATAGGTTGGTGTCGCTATCGTGGCGCTTCCTTCGGCTTCGTCTGTCAGATCATCAGTGGACAATAAGGTTATCACGCTTGCTGTCAATGCAGCAATAGTCACATTCTTGTTATTGCTCGCTGTATCTGTTATCGTTACAGTCATTCCAACAACAAACCCGGCAGTCAAAAACCCGCTTGCGGAATCCTCTATTGTGTCTGCCGATGGTGTATTTTCGTGAAATGAAATCGTTGAGGCTGTATACGTGGCATAAGCAAATATACCTCCTAACCCACCTTGCATTTTCATCTAAAACACCACCTTACACAGTAGTTGGCGTGAATGTTCCCTGGAATGTCCACGTCATCGTTTCAGTCACCATGCCATCTAATGGCGTTGTAGGAGTCTTGCCATCCAGAGTAGCAGTACCGAACATACCAGCAGTTACCGACCCCTCTGAATACATCATGATCAAAAGCCCTTCATCACCAAGTACGAAGTTCGCTATATCTGTTGTGTCCAGCTTGCAATCCGCCGATGCTGTCGCTGATTTTAATGTCGTTTTGTGCGTTCTGTACGTAGCACCATATACAGTATCGTCAACTTTTTCTATCGTCTGCGGAATGCTCATGTTATGAGCGCCTAAACTATCATTGCTTTTCCAATTCAATGTCCCATTTAGCCCTGTTGTCTTAGCCATTTCGAGCCACCTCCATCGTGTCAAAATTTATTTCTGACCACATTAGATGATTAACTTTCACATCAGGCGCACAATATGCCTGAATATTTATCGTCTTTAATTTTCTGAAAAAACTGTGATCTTCTGAGTTCCCCTCTATCTCTGCGAAGGGAAGCATACCAATACCAAACATTTTAGCAAGTACCTGATTTCGTATGAGCAAACAACCGCCACCCGCAGAATCAATAGGGATTATCTCTTTGCTTTTATCCCATCCTACAATATGTTCAAACCGATCATTATCATTGAGTAAATAAATAACAGGATTAAAAGGCTCTGATTTCTGGTGATAAAGCCCTGTTAAAACATCTACCTCATATTTATCTGCTAGCCATAATAGCCTCGTAAGCGTATCAGGTGGAAACGCTTGATCTGTATCCAGCATAAGGATCCAATTACCCCTTATCTCCCTCGCAAGTCTGTTTCTTGCCATAGAGTGATAGCTAACCGAAGCGAAGTTATAAAATATCTGCTCATTTTCATTGAGTAAATACTCATTATTATAAACTATCATGTCAGTTAGAGACTTTACAAAAGGAGTTGGTAAGCTGTGTATACCTGACATTATACCTATTGTCCCGATTGTGTTTACAGAAGTTATCATGTCCAAACCTCTTGATCTTCCACTAGAATAGCTTCTTCATTACAGCGATCTTCAAACTCTTTGAAAATCCTAAGTTGTTCTTTAGTTTTACAAAAATCATAATTATGCCATGTATCCATTGTTTTACCTGGAAGATTAGATTTAACAACATCTTTCCGACTGAAACTATCCCAATATATGACATAACATGGTTGACCATTAACAAAGAAATCGCATTTGTATCCAATGCCTGCTAACTTTTCATTTCCTTTTAGTTTATATTTCAGATTAATCTCTTTACAAATCCTATCTACCTTTCCTTGATCATAAAATCTGATATGCCCATCTGCACCCATTTTTATCCCCCTTTATTGACTTATGATACCATGCCCTTCCGCAAATGTGTAATCTATTGGCTGATATGACAATATTCTCATATTTGACTGTCTTATAAGCCTCTCTAATGATTGCTTTGATACCGGCTTATGAAAACCATAGCCATCGGTTTTTGATTCACCAGCGATTCTCTGATCATCAGGAACGGTCACTATAATCTTACCCTTATCATTGAGAACTGCCTTTGCATTTTGCAATACCTTAATTGAATCTATATCTGTTAAATGCTCTAGCAAATCACCGATAATTATGCTGTCAAACTTATCTCTGAAAGGTAAAGGATCTCTAGCATCCGCAATCACGTCTGCCTTTATATCTAAAACGGTATAAGGACATTTCGACCAGCGATCAATATTGATCGCCCCTAATTTCTCCTTGAATCCTGTGCTATCATCGTGACAGCCAATATTAAGTATCTTGCCTTCTGCATGTTTGAACTGGAAATTATATTGCGTCCCTATCAGTTTATCCCAGCCCTCCAAGACAGAATCCCACTGATCAACTATGCGCTCCCAGTTAAATTGTATTCTAGCGTCATACATCATTTGTTCTCTGATAGAATTCTGATATTCAGGTGAATTCGCTACGTTGATAAGTTCTGTCATATACCTAGCTTTATTTAGTTCGCTATAAGCATCGCCCTGAATAAATATTCCATATTTGATATTGTTTCTCAAGGCGCCATAAGGTCTGGTGATAGGAATAGCCCCTAAAGCCTGCGCCTCCATACAGGTGATACATGAAGTTTCAAAGAAATTCGTTTGATAAAGCCATACACCTGTCTGGAGCCATTGACGATAAAGCTCTGTTTGTGGA